TTTTATGGAACCGAATTCCGTCCCTGGCGAGTTCACCACAGTTTTTTAATCTCGCGATCTCGAAATCTAATCGCTTGTTGGCGATGTTTTGTGTTTGTAATGCTATCTGTGTCTCTACTGCTAGTTTACACTGCTCTTGTGCCTTTTTGTCTAGTGGTATTGACCATGTTGCAGACACACCAACAGATGCGTTTAGTTGATCCTTCTGACCTGTACGAGTAGGCATGTAATATAAAATATTCCCTGGATTGTCGATCTGACCGTCATCATCAGCGTCATGTATGTCGTACACTGGATCATTCCAATACGCTTCGTATGGTTTTTGTCCAGAAATTGATCCTGTAACGTAGGGAGTTATGTTGAGGGTGCTTCCTTGACACTGGATACCATTACCATATGTGTTTGTTATATACGGTCCTTGTAAAACTTGAATAGCTTGGTTGGTCACTGACCCACTGCTATTAGCGATGGGCGATGCAGTAGCACTAACACCACCAACAGTTTCAGCACGAACACTAGGCATAAACCCAGTGATAGCAAGGGATATCCCTATTGCTGAAAGATACTGGTTGTGTCTGTGACGCTTTGGATAGTGGTGGTTCGATTTATCACGGTGTGATTCGACAACCCTGGTCCACTGTATGTCTCTGTGAATTGGAAGTTCGCACCTGGCGTTGTCTGTGTAAACGTCGGTTTTGTATCCACTCCTGTCCATGTTGAAGCAACTCCTTCAATAGTTACATTATTACTTGTAGTTGTTGGTGATAGATTACCAGATGCTGTAACACCAGTGCCTGTTGCGGTCCACTGGTACCCAGTATTATAATCCATCGAATTTATAGTCTCAGTGACTGTCGTAGTCGTCTCAGTGTGAGACGTCATACTACCTTGGGTGAAATTAGGCACCACAGGCACTGCAAACACTGGGTTTGCGCCCATAGCGAAGCATACAAGAAGTAGTTTTATGTTACTCCTCATATGTCTCACCTATCTCACTGTTAGTTCGCTGACCACCTGTCCAGTCGCTTGTGTACCAGCACCACCAGCAGTTAATGCAATGGTTCCTGATGTGTCGATTGTACCCGCTAGACTACCCGCTGACCCTGCTGCTGTTGATACTTGACTGGAAAAGTTTCCAACCTCACCAACAGTCGGTGCACTACCTGATATAGCATCACCTTGGGTGAATGACTGAGTAAAGCTCCAACTCTCCCCTGCTGTTGCCTGGGTCGCTGATAACGTAGGTATAGCACCAACACCTGATGAGATAGTCATACTACCTATGGATGCTGTTGCACTACCGCCTGTTGGTGTGTACTGTGTGGTCACATTGTTACCACTTACAGAGTACGTTGAACCAATACGCTCAACCTGAGTTGCTGCTGCGTTTACTTGTAACTGAACTGATGAACTTAACTTATGTGTAATGTCTGCATGAGCAGCACCTACACCTAAGAAAGGCATCATACCGAAGAAGATTAATAATCGTTTCATGATTTTTTATACTACCTTCACCCATATTTATACCTAAAATTATTACAGTTTTCCGTACTTGTAAAAACGATACAACTGTACTAAATATAGGTAGTTGCCTTCGGGGACTACAAACAAACTCGCTTACTAAGGAGAACCATGAGAACATTAAACTTCTCGTCCAGAGATATGGACAAGATCTTTGACGCTGCAATGACTTACAGCGTTGGATTTGAAGATCTATTCAACAGGATGCATTCATCGGCATCAATCCACACATCTTACCCACCATATAACATAGTCAAAGAGACTGAATCAGAGTGGAGAATCGAGATGGCACTAGCAGGATGGTCTAAGGATGATATAGAGATTAGTACAGAAACTAACGTCCTAACCATTAAGTCTAAGGCAGAACAGGAATCAGATGGAGACTTTATCCATCGTGGAGTTGCCAAGAGGTCATTCACTAAGACATTTAACATCGCAGATGATGTAGAAATAGGTGACATCACATACGAAAACGGACTATTGAACATCAAACTTACTAAGATAGTTCCAGAGAGTCAGAAACGAAAAGTCTATGACATAAAGTAGTCTATATAATAGACAACCGAAGAGACCCCCAGTGGTCTCTTTTCTATTGGAGAATTTTATGAACATGTATGTCAATCTGTGTCCTGCATATACACAGAAGAGTGACTCAGTAACTATGGACGTTCCACCTGACATGACGGAACACTTTATGCAGTATGTGTATACCTTATCTGACGAAAAGAACATATCCGCTAGACGAGCGTTCAATGATATGCTAAGATATACATTTGACACCCTTATGGAGAAAGATTATGAGCGCAAGAGTCGTAAGAATGATAAACGGAGAAGACGTAATCGCTGACGTCAAGGAAGTTCGTGAATCTAACGACGGTCCTGCACTTGCTTATAAACTTACGCAACCATACACCGTTACAATTCAACAACCTCCCGAGGTTACGTTTGAAACTGATGCAGAAACAGCGATAACAGACTTCACACAGTTAGATGTAGAGTTCACAGTTTATGTACCCTTCTCAGCAGAGGAGCACATCTTCTTACCTCTCCCATCTGTGATGTTTATCTACAAACCATCAGATAATCTCGTAGAAAAGTACAATCAATTACTAGATCATGGTAAAACTAATCCTGCTTAAAGCAGACATCAATAAGTATCTTATTGGAAAGATAACAGAACTAGATGAGGAACCATCGTTACTCATAGAGAATGTTTATCAAGTCAGAGACGAGAAAGACATCGTGAAGTACCCTCAGTTTACAGATCAACGTGATTTGTTCTTGACTTCTGATGTAGTCTTTACTATAATAGATCCATCCAGCACTTTATTGGCAACTTATGTTACCAGTACAGGTGATATTAAAGCAGCAAACACCAACAATTAATGAATTTCTACACTGACGTGTTACTCCTTGGTGATGATATCCTCTATCGAGGGTATGAAGATGGGAGGCAAGTTCAGTATCGTGAGAAGTCACGTCCTACTCTATATTTTGTACCAAGAGAACAATCTAAGAAGTCAAGTTGGAAAACACTTGACGGTAGATACGCACACCCAAAGAAATTTGATGGTGCTCGTGAAGCAAGAGGGTTCATTGACAAGTATAAGAATGTAGACGGACTAGAAGTTCATGGGTATGATAGATTTGCATACCAATTCATCGCACAGAAGTTCCCTAACACAGTGGAATTTGATATGGATGTGATGAAAATATATGCTATTGATATCGAGGTTGCATGCGACAATGGATTCCCCTCAGTAGAAGCATGTGCTGAGGAAATGCTGTGTATTACTATCAAAGACATCATGTCTAAGAAGGTAATTACATGGGGAACTAGGGAGTTCATACCAAATGGTACTGAGTATCGTACGTTCTGGACTGAACAAGCGATGCTAGAAGATTTCCATACATGGTGGTGTGAAAATACACCTGACGTTATTACTGGATGGAACTGTCAACTGTATGATATTCCATACTTATGTCGTAGATTAGACAGAGTGCTAGGAGAGAAGTGGAAGAAGTCACTTTCACCATGGAACGGTGTTCTTGAACGTGAAGTCTTTATCAAGGGTCGTAAACAAATTGCTTATGACATTCGTGGCATTGCTACACTTGATTATTATGATCTCTATCAGAAGTTTACATACTCAGCGAAGGAATCCTATCGCTTAGATCACATTGCATTTGTTGAACTAGGTGAGAAGAAACTTGATCACTCTGAGTTTGAAAACTTTAAAGCATTCTATTCTCAGAACTGGCAGAAGTTTGTCGAGTATAATATAAAGGACGTTGAACTTGTTGACCGTCTGGAAGACAAGATGAAACTCATTGAGTTGGCATTGACTTTATCTTATGATGCTAAGGTTAATCTTACTGATGTATATTCACAGGTTCGTATGTGGGATACTCTCATATACAACGATCTATCTAAGAGAAACATTGTAGTTCCTCCCAAGGTAGATACACAGAAGAATGACCAGTATGCGGGTGCATACGTCAAAGAACCTGTGCCTGGGATGTATGACTGGGTGGTCTCTTTTGACCTTAACAGTCTGTACCCACACCTTATAATGCAGTACAACATTTCTCCCGAGACGTTAGCAGAAAGAAAACACCCAACGGTTAGTATCGAGGCTATACTTCAAGAGGATGTAAACCTTGATGGTGACTATGCTGTATGTGCCAATGGTGCACAGTATAGAAAAGACAAGCATGGTTTCTTACCAGAGATGATGCAAAGGATCTACGATGAACGTAAGATCTACAAATCTAAAATGCTTAGAGCAAAACAAGAGTATGAAACAGCACCAACCGTGGCACTCGAAAAAGATATCGCACGATTCAATAACATTCAGATGGCACGAAAGATTCAACTCAACAGTGCCTATGGTGCAATCGGAAACCAATACTTCCGATACTACAATCTGGCAAACGCTGAGGCAATCACACTCTCTGGTCAGGTTGCGATTCGTTGGGTTGCAGACAAAATAAATGAATACCTTGGTAAAATATTAAAGACAAATGATGATTATGTTATTGCTAGTGATACTGATAGTATCTACCTCCATTTGGGTCCTCTGGTGGAACGTGTATACGAGGGCAGAGAAAAGACTAATGAAAGCATTGTTGGGTTCATTAACAAGGTCTGTGAAGTGGAACTTGAACCTTTTATTTCGCGTACTTACGAAAAACTGGCACGGTACACTAACGCTTACGAACAGAAAATGATCATGAAGAGGGAGACCATCGCTGATCGTGGTGTATGGACTGCCAAGAAGAGATATATCCTCAACGCATGGGACATTGAGGGTGTAAGATTTGCTGAACCTAAGTTAAAGATCAACGGTATCGAAGCAGTCAAGTCATCGACTCCTGCACCATGCCGAACTGCCATTAAAGAAGCACTTAAACTGATCATGAGTGGTACAGAAGAACAAGTTCAAACGTACGTTGCTAAGTTCAGAAAAGAGTTTGAGAAGATGCCTCTCGAAGACGTAGCATTTCCTAGAAGTTGTAACAACATAGGTAAATTTTCGTCTCCAAGAACCATCTATGGTAAGGGTTGCCCCATGCACGTTCGTGGTTCTTTGATGTATAATTATTATGTCAAAAGGATGAAACTAGAACACAAGTATCCTCTGATTCAAGAGGGTGAAAAGATCAAGTTTGTCTATTTACAGATGCCAAACAAAACTGGTGAGAATGTTATGTCATTCTTCCAGACTATGCCAAAGGAATTTGACATACATGGTGCTATCGATTGGGATTTGCAATTTGAAAAAGGTTTCCTAAGTCCAGTCAAGTTTGTTCTTGACGTCATAGGTTGGGAAGCAGAAAAACGTAACACATTGGAGTTTTTATTCGCATGAGTTTTCTAAAAGATATCGTAAAAGATATTGGTAATGAGTATGCAGGCATCGTTAGTGACGGTGTATCAGCAGGAGACGTACAGTCTTTTATTGACACAGGAAGTTATGTGTTCAATGCAGTAGTTTCTGGTTCTATCTTTGGTGGTCTACCTTCTAATAAGATCACTGCTATCGCAGGAGAGTCTAGTACAGGTAAGACATTCTTTTGTCTGAGTGTTGTCAAGCATTTCTTAGAGTCAAACCCTGATGCAGGAGTTGTATACTTTGAGTCAGAGTCTGCCATCTCTAAGGATATGATTGAGTCCAGAGGTATAGATTCTAACCGTATGATTATAGTTCCTGTGGTCACAGTACAGGAGTTTAGACAACAAGCAATCAAGATTATTGATAAATACTTGGCACAGAAGGAAGAGGAAAGGAAACCTCTAATGTTCTGTCTTGATTCTTTGGGTATGCTTTCTACCTCTAAGGAGGTCGACGATACT